CTGCGGTGCCCACCAACGATCCTGCAACAGACCTCTAGGAGTCCTAATGCCAGTGACTAACACTCGTCGCATGGTCACCGATGGTGGCCTTGAGTGGCGCTCGGACTCGTCCGGGATCACCCTCGAGGGACACGCATCGACGTTCAATCAGCCCTACAGCATGGGTTGGTACACGGAGACGGTTGCTCGCGGTGCGTTCACGAAGACGCTCGCCGGTAAGCCTGACGTGCGTCTGTTGATCAACCACGAGGGACTTCCTCTTGCCCGTTCCGCTTCGGGGACACTGGATCTTGCGCAGGATGATTCGGGCCTGTACGTGCGCTCGGTGCTTGACCCGTCCGACCCAGACGTTCAACGGATCATGCCGAAGATGAAGCGCGGTGACCTGAACGAGATGTCGTTCGCGTTCGGAACCGTCAAGGATGACTGGTCGCCGGATCGCACCGAACGCACCCTCCGCGAACTTTCGCTCGCCAACGGCGACGTGTCCATTGTCACTTACCCGGCGAACCCGAACGCTACGTCGTCGATGCGGTCGAGGATTCTCGAATCTGTTGGCCCGGATCGTCTCCGCGAAATCTACATGGAGATCACTGAGGGGCGTGCGGGTGCGAAGTTCTCATCTGCCACGACGTCGCAACTGACTGCGCTGCTCGAGTCGTTGGCCGTAGCGGACACCCATCTTGACTCGTCCCTGGTGGCGCTGTCGGATCTTCTCGGCGTGGCAAACCCTGACGATGACGAATCGGCCGCTGAAGACGCTGCCGAGGGTGGCGAAGATACGGGTCGTTCAGCCGACGCTGAGGCGGAAGACGTGACGCTGCGTGCGGCCCGCGAGGTTCGCGCTGCGCGTCTGCGTCTCGAACTGCTCCGTCACTAACCCAAATACCACCCGCAGGATGCGGGTAGCACAAGCCGAACAAGCCGGACACTCCCGAGAGGGAGCCGTCCACTTGGAACCACTTGGGCATCGGAAAGAAACACCCAACCGATGAACCCAGGAGGTTCCCATGTCTCTCATTGAGACCCTTGAGGCCCGCAAGGCCGAGATCGAGCAGGAGCTCGACACCCTCATTACCGCCGCCGAGACGGAGAGCCGCGCGTTCTCTGACGAGGAAACCACCAAGCAGGACGAGCTTGTTGCTGAGCACCGTTCCGTCGTCAGCAAGATCGAGTCGCAGAAGGCTGCCGACGAGGTTCGCAAGCAGATGGGCATCCAGCTCGGTTCTGCCGGCCCGACCGCGAAGGTTGTGTCTGAGGCGAACCCGGTCTACCGCAAGGGTGACCTGTCGACGTCGTACTTCCGTGACCTTTTCGAGGCAGGCACCGGTGACCCCGAGGCCCGTAATCGGATCATCAAGTCGCAGGAATCGCGCGCCGGCATGACCACCGTCGCAGCCGCGGGTGGAACTTTCGCGCCCCCGGAGTGGATCGTCGATGAGTACGTGAAGCTGGCCCGCACGGCCCGCGTCACCGCCGACCTGATGACCCACCAGGAACTGCCGCAGGGCATTTCCTCGGTGAACCTTCCGAAGGTGTCGACCGGTTCGACTGTTGCGGTCGTGCAGACGCAGAACACGCAGATCAGTTCGACCGACATCACCACGACGTCGCTTGCCTCGAGCATCACCACGATCTCGGGCGGTCAGACCGTCGCGATCCAGCTCATCCGTCAGGGGGGCACTCCGATCGACGACGTTGTGCTGTCGGACCTGGCGCTCGCCTACGCATCGCAGCTTGACCTTCAGGTCATCGCTGGTACCGGTGCCAACGGTCAGCTCAAGGGTCTCGTCTCGTCGGGAACTGTGGTCACCTTCACGACCACGACCCCGGCGTTCGTTTCCTCGACCGCTGCCGCGTCGTTCTACAACAAGCTGATGTCCGCGATCTCGGCAGTCAACACGACCCGCTACCTGCCGGCTGACACGATCATCATGCACCCGGCGCGTTGGGCATGGATCCTCGAGGCTCTGGACACGCAGAACCGTCTGCAAGTCTCGCCGTCGTCGCCGTTCTTCAACGCTGGTGGCGCTCAGAACGATGCGGTTGCTCAGGGTGCGGTAGGCGCGCTGGGTGGCCTGCCCGTTTACATCGACCCGAACATCGCCCAGAACCTGGGTGCGGGCACGAACCAGGACCAGGTGTACGTCCTGCGTCGTGGGGACAACTGGCTGTGGGAGTCGCCCATCGAGGCGGCGTCGTTCGATGCGACTTACGCCAACCAGAACTCGGTCTTCTTCCGAGTGCTGGGGTTCAGCGCGTTCATCGCCCGGTACGCCGGCTCGGTGCAGTACATCGACGGAACTGGCCTCATCGTCCCGACCCTGTAGCACCCGCTCACTAGTCCGTGGCTTAGCGGCTTCGGACAGGGGCGCACCGGTTCCATTCCCGGTGCGCCCCACCCCGAATGGAAGGCAACAATGCTTCGCAAAGATCGTGTCGCGGTCGCATGGATCGATGGCGGCACCGTGGATGGCGATTTCGCTGTCTCGATGTTGAACCTGTTCACGTCCCGCAACGACCGGATTGCCACGGTGATCCGTATTGGTGGGGCGCTGTTGTCGAGGCAGCGGAATGAGATCGTCGCCGCGTTCCTTGAGCGCGACATTGAGTGGCTGTTCTTCATTGACTCGGACGAGACGATCACGGTTGAGGCGTTCGACAAGATCGTTGAGGCCGCGCATGACAAGTTGCGGCCGATTGTCGCGGGCGTGTATTTCGCGGCGTGGGCGAATGAGTCGGGTGTCCATCCGATGCCGATGCCGATGATTTTGGCGCAAAACAAGGTGGGGCGGTATGACCCGATCTGGGATATGCCCGACGATGCGGTGATCTCGATCGATGCGGCCGGGACTGGCGCGTTGATGATCCACCGGTCGGTACTCGAGGCCATGCGTGATGCATCTGAAGCGTCCGTGCTGGGTCAGCACGAGGGCGGGAAGTGGTGTTGGTTCCGCGACATGCCCGTGGTGGGCGAGTGGGTCGGTGAGGACATCTTCTTCTGCAAACGTGCCCGCGATCTGGGGTTCCCGATCGTCGCCGCTACGGGGGCGCGCCTGGGGCATCACAAGGGCTACTGGGTCACCGATGCCCAGTTCAGGGATTACACGGCGTCGCACCCCGAGGTGTTGACCGCGCGTCACGAGGTCAAGTTCGAGGGAGTCGATGATGAGTGATTCTGTCGAGGATCGTGTGGCCGATTTGAAGGCGCAGTTGGTGGTTCCTGGTGCGAATGTGGCTGCGATCAAAGCGGAGCTGACCAGGCTTCTTGTTCCTGGGTTGGAGACGGCCTGATGTCGGTTCTTCAGGGGGACGTGTTCGCGGCGAGCTATACGGCACCCGCTACTGCGACGGTTGTTCTGACTGTTACCGCGCCTGATGGGACGACTTCGACTCCTTCTGTTGTGACTGGTGCTGCACCGGTCTACACGTCGACGGTGCCGGCGTCTCAGGTTGGTGCGTATCTTCTGACTTGGGTTGCGTCTGGTGCGGCGACTGGTGTGTTTGCTGATCAGTTCACGGTGGTTGCGCCGTCGTTGCAGTTGATCTCGTATGGGGATCTGGTTGATCAGATCAACATCTCTGCGACGGATACGACGACGAGCGCGAGGCTTCGTCGTTTCATTCAGTCGGCTACCGATGTTGTGCAGAACATCACCGGCCCCGTCTTGCCGGTCACGAAGACGACATATTTCGATGGCGGGCAGTCGTCGGTGACGTTGCCGTACAAATGGGTGAAATCGATCACTTCGGTTGTTGAGTGGTGGGGTGGCGCGACGATCTACACGTTGACGGCTCAGACTCCTGGTTCGTCGATGGGGACGTTCAACTATTTGTGGGATACGTCGAGTAACAGCATCACGCGGTACGCGGGCGGGTTCCCGACGTCGTTCTTCGCCCTCGAGAACTCGGTCACCGTCACATATGTGGCCGGGATGGTGACGATTCCGCAGGACATCACGGACGCGACCGGTGAGTTGGTTCGCCATTGGTGGCAGAACGGTCAGCAGCCGCGAGCGGCTGGCTTCACGAATCCGGGCAGCGATGACGACACCGGAACTATCACGGTCATGGGGTATGCGGTCCCGAACCGAGTCAACGAGATGTTGGCCCCCTACGCCCGTAGGCCGGCGATCTTCTGATGGGTGCGAGCATTGGCCCGGCTATCGACTATCTGATCTCCGGCACGAACGTCAACACTGGCACTACCCTGCTCGCGGACCTGACCGCCATCGATTCGAGTGTCGTTCTTTTGGATGCGGTCGAGAACAAGACGTCTCAATCTGCGGTTTTCATCGGGAAGCGCGCGATCGATTCGGCCGACTCGATGTCTGGCGATGACTCCCTTCTCGTGCTCGGTGCTGGGCGCGTGCAGGAGGACTACGAGATCCCGTGCTTCATTGCGGCCAATCGTCCCGGTCCCGATATGAAGCCTGCACGAGACGCGGCGTTGGCGCTGTTCAACGGCGTAATGCACTGGCTCGCTGCCGACCGCACTCTTGGCGGGGTGCTTCTACAGGGTCGGTTTGCCGAGGTCACTGCCAAGTCGCTGATTCAGGACGGAGCACCCGATACGGGCGCTATCCGCGTCGCCATTTTCCCTTTCTCTATCCGCGTCCGTAATCACTACATCCCGTAAGGACTGATCCATGTCTGTTTTCCAGAACGTTTCTGGTGTTGACCGTGAGCTGGTTGTTGATGGTCGTCGGCAGGAGGTTGTTGCGGGTTCGACGGTGACGGTTGCTGATGAGTTCGATTATCAGCTCATCGGTCAGGTTGCGACGTGGAAGTTCAGCAAGAAGTCCGCGCCTGCGGCGTCCACTCCGGCTGTGCCGGATACCACTACCGAGCCGGTTGCGGCGACTGAGGGAGCTAACTGATGGCTGTCGGATCGGGTCTGTCGGCCCAACTTGGGATTGTTACGGAGGCTACTCCGGGTACGCCGCTTGCTGTGACTCGTTTTTATGAGTTCGACAAGGAGTCGATGTCGGAGAAGAAGCACACGGTTCAGGGCGTGGGTCTTCGTGCGGGTGCGTTGACGAAGCGGGGTTCGCGGCGTGTTCAGACGGCTCGTGAGGCTGGTGGGACGGTTGGGTTTGATATTCCGACTGCTGGTTTTGGTCTGACTTTGCAGCACATGTTGGGGTCGTTTTCGACTACGGCGACTTCTCTTGGTGGTGGTCTGTTTCAGCAGATCCATAACACGGGG